TAAATCCTGACGTTGGAAAAGCAGTAGCATCATCTAAAACAATTGTATCAACAGTATCATTAATTGCACCATTTAATGTTGCAGATAATTCTAAAGTTGCAATAGCAACACCACCCACTATTGATTTAACCGCTCTAAATCTAACATGTGTTGTTCCTTCATTTATTTGATTTGATGGATACGAAACACTTAATGTTGGAGAACCAGCAGTTGTAGTAAAGGGATTGTTAGGTAAAATATCTTGCACTGGAAACTCAACTCTAGCAGGTCTAGCATTTTTTAAACCTTGTGGATCTGCTCCGATTGGATGTGGTTCTAATTGTGGTTGTTTTGGTTCAAATTCTGAAATATGTACTATCGCTCCAGTCCATTCTTTTACCATTTCTCTATATGGAAAAGCTGCACCAGATCTATCTGATATTGCTAATGCTCTGCTTCCTTTTGCAAATCTTGCCATTATACATTTGGATAATAGGTTTTCGGTGTAATAAACGTACTCGCCGCTGATCCATCCTCCGATAGTGCTCTTGCTAATTCATCTTCATATAGCAATTTCATTTCTTGTGTTCTTTGTGGTGCAAACTTCATAGATAAATAATATGCAAGTCCCGAAACCATACAAGGCACAAATCTAAAAGGTGTGTCACTTGCATTAGTATAAGCTCCTGCATCTTGAATTCTTCTAACATAATAAACGTTTATAAAGTTAGATGCAGCTGTTGCATTTGGTAATGGGTAAAGTGTTATTGTAACTTTATCTATAAATCTTTGTACCCAAAATTGTGAAGGTGTTCCAAGCGATGCTTTGTTTGCTGTTGCAGAATATGCATCTCTTGCAACCTTTGTTAAACCAATATCTGATTGATTTGTTGTATTGTAGTTTTGTCTAAAAGTAACATTTAAAATATCTGATATACCAAAAACATTTGCAGTTGGGACTGTTGTAGCTTGTGGTGGTTCATTACCTCCAGGTATATCACTTGCATTTCTATAAAAAGTGTATACTCCAGAACCTTCAGCAGTAGCATCTACATTTGTTGAAGAACCTACTACTAAATTAACATTTGTGTTTCCTACTTCCCAAAAATGAATTCCTCTGTTTCCCCATTCTTGAAAAAGAATATTTAAAGATCTTCTAGCAGTTTTAATTTGATAACCAGCTGTACCTACTAAACCAAGACGCTCGTATGCATCTGCAATAATTTCATCGATTGACAGGTCCTGATCAAAACTGTAGGCCTGTGAAGTAGTATTAGCCATTGCTACCTACCCGTCAAAATATACTGTTAAACTTACGAAACTGTTAGTTGGTAGATTTACAGATAAACCTTCATTAGCCAGTATTCCTCCATGTGCTGAAGCTGGATTAATTAAAGTTTGAGCTGCCACAGGATTTTGTACAGCAAACAATTCATTTCCTTGTGATTGACCACCATTAAAAAATGTAGTGATTGTATTGGCTGTACCTGCAGTTGTACCAAATAATTCTCTTAATCTAGTTCTACCTGCAAATATACTTTGCTCAGATCCTCCTGATCCTGCTGCATTTCCTGCTCTAACTG